TGCTCTTCTTAATGTAGGGCTCGTCGTCATCTCTCAATTCGCAGAGACCATTGGCGCGTCCTTTGACGATCCTGTCCCAGACATTTTTCAAAATTGGAAGTTTTTCCTTGAACCATTCCTTGTCTCTTTGGACACGGACAACGACAAACTCTTCCGGCTCAGGTTTGTATTGAACAAAATCGCATTCTTCGAAATCGAGAATTTCGAGAAGAAGCTGAATTTGAGGAAGGTAATATTTAGGAACTTTTGCTTCAATTTTTCGAGTCAGTGGACATTTAATTTCGAGAAGAATCCCGTCATCTGTAATTCCATCGGCAGACCCTCCGATGAATGGATAGTCTGGATGTTGGACGAGCCCAATTTCTGTCGTATTTTTTCCAAATTTTTTGTCATACATTTCACGAACGAATGGTTCCAAAAGTGTCCCGTGGGCGGTTGCTGCGTTTCCGGCCCACTGTGTCCGAAGAACCTTCTTTTTCACAAAAGATTCGACACTTTCGTAATGATTCTCACCAATTGCAGATGCGGCATCACTTGCGGTAATCATATTTTCACGGAGTCTGAGCCACTCCTCCGATCTCTGCTCTGCATACGTCGCCTCCTTGAGTTCCTTTACTCGTTCCAGCAATCGGGACATTCTTTCCTTTAAAACGCGGATCCGTCTTAAGTACAATTTCGGCCGCATTTTGTTCCGCCTGTTTCTTGGTCGTCGCGTACCCAAACCCTTCTACGAAATTATTTACAGAAACTGAAATGCAAAATGTCCCGTTGATTGTGTCAGTCATGACATAGTCCGGAAGAGGGTACTTGAGCGCCTGGCACCACCGCATGAGCTGATCTTTGTAATTGTCGTCTACGAGAGACGTCTTCACTTTTTTGAAACTTTCAAGTATAAAATTCTTTGCATGGACCATCCCGAGATCAATGTAAATTGCACCGATGAGCGCCTCGAATACATCCTCCATAATGTGTTCGTTTGTATTCCATCCGTTTCTTTCACCCTTTTCATCCATAATTGTGAGTTTGTCAAGACCAAGAACCTTTGAAATCTCGCAGAGCGTCTTTCCCCTGACCATCTTCGTACGCGCCTTGGTCAGAAATCCTTCGCGCTCCTTTTCGTGCAAATCAAAAAGATGCTTCGTGACTATAAATCCAAGGACAGAGTCCCCCATGAATTCTAGAGTCTCATACGAGCCCGTCAGTCCCGAGTAACGCTTCAGGGCGCTCTTGTGCGTAAAAGCGCGCTGATACGTTTCAATAGTGTTTATTTTTGTTCCTACGAGCGAATTAAGCAACTCTCTTGAAATCGTAGGCGCGGGCTCCATTTTTATTTTATAAAACCTCTCTTGTTTAAGCCTTTACAACCTTTGGACGAAGCTTCTTCTCCTTTGGTGCCGTCTCTTCGGGCTTGGCTGGAGCCGCGGGCGGATCCTTGATGTAGTGAGGGTTGATGTACTTCTGGATGTTCAGAAATGTAACCTGAATGTCTGCCGGAACATTCAGGAGGTCCTGAAGAGTCGCATCGAGCGTAATCTTCTGTCCATTTTTCAAACCTTTGGCCTCGACATACTCGTTCACCTTCCGAGTCACCTGAGAACGAGACATCATGTCATCTGGACCGAGCGTCAGAAACGCCCGGAGCTTGTCAGACAGCTTCATGGGCTTGTTGAATCCGTTGTTTGCGGCACGGGCCTTTGCCTTTTCGCCCTGAGGATCCTCAATGTGCTGACGAATCTTGCGCATGTCCTTGCGGAGCGCCTTAATCTCTTTGAGCAGTGCATCAATCTGAACTTGGTCCATTTCTGTACTACTCACTCGTGCAGCCTTTATCTCAGTAAAATGAGTAGAATCATCAAAAATAGAATTACAATCGGAACAACGGTAACTTTCCATAGCTTAGGAGGGGGTGGTGGTACAGGCGGAGGAAATGGTGCGCCCACAGAACTTGCACTATCAGACTGTGGTAAATTTACATTGAAATTTGGAGGCAAGTTTTCAGAAAATTTAGAAGGATCAATTTTGAAACGAACGCCCGAAACCGTCTTGTTACATTTTCCTCCGCAACATCCAGGATCACATGGATACACGAGGCCATTCTGATTATTTATGTAACCGCAAATAAAATCATATGGATCCATTGGGTCGGATAAACATTCGCAATTTTTTGAAACATATTCACTTCTGCACGTTGTCATCTGATTTAAAGAATATACTATTTATTCATGGAAATGGAGTACGGAACACCTCAGAAGCTACCAAACGGTCGATATTTTCTCAAAGTTGGGCCTGTTCGCCACCAAGTGAATGGCCTGATTCTTCAGGATGATTTCTCAAATAAGAATGTTTCATTCAAAGTGAGTGACTCGAGCATCTTTTCCAGTATCGATGCAGAGATTCTCGCAAAGGCCAAGGAGTCCAAAATGGAATGGTTCAGGAAGGATCTGGCTGATGATGTAATCAACACGGCCTACCAGGAGAGCGTCACAGATGGATCTCTTGATGCAAGTCTCTTGACAGTAAAGGGCCAGGTTCGAACAATTGCATTTGATTCACAGAAGACACCGCTTGAACTCCAGGCGGTTCCTGCAGGATCGCAGTGCGACGTTGTATTTGAAATTTCCGGGCTCTGGTTCCTGAAAAAATCATTCGGACCAATTTGGCGTGTAATTCAGGTTCGTGTTCGGTCGCCCAAAAAGGATCCTCCCCAGGCCTACCTTTTTAGTGACGAGCCAGTCGATGACGAGCAGGAGACTGATGACCCAACAGACTACATTGACATTGACTAGCCCAAAAAAATTATCGTCATTATACTATAAGATGGAAAAAAAACGTCTCGCAATCATGCTTTTGGCCGCAGTTTTTTTCATCCTGTTTTTGATGCCAAAAATGAGTAAATTTGACACAAGTGCATCAATGGGAACCAGCCAGGTCATGGGTGGAAATATCGGAGATGTTTATTACGCACAGACCAGCAGCGTGCCTTTACCCCCATCACCACCCCCAGTAATGAACATGGGAGCTCCAGCAAGCATGATGGACAATTCTGTAGGTTCTTGGGGGATGGATGGGATTTCTTCAGCTTCACTGATTCCTCGCGAAGTTGTCTCGACCGACGATTTTGGGCAATATGATCCGGCAGCAATTCTTTCAGGCCAGAATTACCTCGATCCCCGGAGCCAAATTGGGTATCCCGAGACTCTCGGGGGCGTTCTCCGGAACGCAAATCGTCAGTACCGCTCAGAGCCAATGAACCCTCGTGACCCAGTAAGCATCTTCAACCTTAGCACAATTCCTCCAGATATCATGCGCCCACAGTTTGACATTACGAACGATTACCAGTAAGTGCGAAATTAAATAGAGAATAACCTCTTCAAGAATAGAAAATGGACTTTAAGACTGTGACGACCGAATGGATCGCTCTTAAAGCCCAGCTCGCCTCAGCTCGCAAAGATCTCACAGTGCTTAACAAGCGCGAAAAGGAACTTCGCAAGTTTGTGACTGAACACATGGCCCGGAACGAAATTGACACTGTCAAGGTTCACGAAAAGATTAAGGTAAATTTCAAGAAATCCAAAAAGAAGGGGTCTCTGACCAAGGATGTCATCAAGGCTGGGCTGACTACATTTTTCGGAGGAAACGAGGCCCAGGTTGAGGGTGCATTCCAGGCAATCCTCGATGCGGCCCCGACAAAGGACACAATTGGTGTCACAGTGACTGGTCTAAAGGTTTGATTCGTCTTGAGACTAAGAAGAATGGTTTTCAAAAAAGAGTCGTTTGGGCTCGATGCACCAGCCCCGAAACTCTGGGATATTCACGAGCTCTCGTACGAATCTGAAGAATGCGACGACGAGCCAGAGCCCCTCACCCCAGAGGATTGGCAAGATTGGCACTCGGAACAACTTCTCGACGCATGGATGTCGATTCGCGACTATTGCGAATCACGATACATAAAAATCAAAACAACGTACCCAAAGTTTGTAGAATTTGTAATGTCGCCATCGGGAATATCCGAATGCCAGACACGGACAGAGTTTGACTTGTGGCAAATTGTCACGCGGTACAAGATTGTCGCCGAAGATCAATTTTACTTTTGGGTACGAGAAAATATAGATTCTCATTGTAATGTTTGATGTTACGGGTCCGAAAGTTCTCGTCCCTTCGATAATGTTTGCAATCATGAACCCCAGGCTTTTCGGAGGATTTCCAAAAGGCGCAAAGCTTCCAGTACAGGCTGGTGTTCATGCATTTCTATTTGCAATTCTGTATTCTCTCATTTGCAAATATGTCGTCAAGGTGACTTTGACAAAAATGGACATTGTCGTTCCGACGGTCCTTTTTGTACTCATGACTCCAGGAGTTTTTGTATCGATTCCATCTGCGGGCGGACCGACGGCCGTCATGACACACGCTCTCGTCTTTGCAATTCTCTTTGCGTTTCTGCGAGGAATCTTTCCAGAATACTATTAATGAGACACCTGGCGATAGGTCCGGGTGCCATGGGATTCTACCTGTATCTCGGAACATTGACACGAATGAGCGATAAAGGACAATTAAAAAATTTGGAAGAAATTTCTGGTTCGTCGGCCGGCTCAATCATCGGTCTCATGTATTGCTTGACGCGAGGGAACATGAAAAAGATTCTCGACACGTCTCTCAAGATTCCCGTCAATCAATTGATGAAACCGAATCTGAAAACACTCTTGACGAAATACGGGCTCATTCCGCTCGGAAAAATCAGAAAAACTTTTTCAGAAGTTTGCGTGACCGAGGCATCAAATGATGACATTACATTCAAGGAATTATTTGATTTTTTCAATGTAAAATTACACGTCTCGGCATATTGTGTCCAGCTCGAAAAGATTCGGTACTTTAGCATAGACACGAGCCCAGACATGAGCGTTCTCGACGCCGTGTGTGCGTCAATTGCAATTCCATTTCTTTTTTCGAGCATAAAATTGAATGACGGAATGAATTACATTGATGGTGGATCCATAGAAACTGCACCAGGTGGTCCATTTGTCGGAAAAGACGATGTTCTTATTTTGAAAATGAGTTACGACAATTGGATGATTGATGTCAAGGATATAAAATCGTATGCGTTAAATCTCTTGTACGCGACGATGAAACTTCGGTACACGTATCCGTTTCCGACATTCAACATAATTTGTGAGAGCGATGTGTTTGATTTCGGCGCGTCAAGTGAGAGTAAACTTCGAATGTTTACAGCTGGCTACGTTCAAGAATTTTCTTTGTAAGAATAAATGCACTCCGACCTTCGCAAATCTCACCTACGGAAATTGACTGCGACCCGCATCTCAGTCAAGGCGACCCCGAGCCGTTCAGGCTACTCGTACGTGCGAAAATCCAAGACGGTTCGCGTCCGGGGCGTTCCCGCCTATGACGTTGGGACGATTGGAAAATCCAAGGTTCGGATCGGTCCACTCAAACACGGAATGCTCACCAAGTTTGGGTACCACCCGGTCGAGGCAAAGACGAACCGGCGCAAGGCGCTCATGAAGGCTATTCGCATCGGAATGGAGGATCCACTCGCGGTTTTTCGGCGACTCATTGCGATTAGCACTCTGACGAAGCGGATGGCTCCACGGGCGTCGCGCATCTACAGGCAGGATGCCGCATGGGTCAAAGGATTCTTTTTTGGGCGGAAGTAAAATATTGTATTAATTCATGGTATTTTTCGAACATTCATTTAGCTGTTCTACTATTCAAAAAATAAGTGCTCTTACAAACACTATAAGAAATGCAAACCGTAGAAATAACCCAAGTTCCCACCCAGAAAATATAAACATAAGATCTGTTCACGCAAATGCATGGTGGCGCAGAAATCAGCAAAACAATGTCGATGAAATATACAACATACTCTCAAGACCTCTCAGTCAAACGATAAAAAATCAGGTTATTAACGCTCGTATCTTGATACGAAAAGTAAATGACATATCCAGAAATTATATAAATCGTCAGACTCTCCATGTCAATGTGTCTCGTTCACATACAGAAGGAGAAGGATTTATGCAAATAATTTATTATGTCGACACTCCAAAAATAACAACTCCGAATGGACAAGTCATGAATGCTCCAAATGACGAACGAGGACAGCTTCTCTTATACAGGCCTCAAAATAGAAATCATCCTACGATATTTACGCCAAAAAAAGGTTCTGCTGTTTATTTTACGCCAAATGATACATATCATGAAGTTACGAATCGCCTTCGTAATGTTC